ATCTGACCAAGGCAATTTGCCGGAACTGCCACAATGGCAGACCCCGCAGGAATTGCAGATTCTTTCCTGCGGATACATTTATGACACGGGAGACAGTACCGCCATCTATCAGATGGAACTGGTGCTGCTCTATTTTCAGGACAGACGATATTTAGGAGGAATTTAAATGGGCGTTGGTATCAATGACAAACATCTTGTAAAGCGGTCAGAAAAGTTGTCTTTCATGGAATGTGGGACAACCGAAAAGAAATTTGTGCGGATGGAAGGGTTTACCGACCTGGGATTCAACCACAATGCAAAGGAATACAGCCGGCAGTATGTGGACGAAGACACGGAGCGGACAGACACGACCGGCTATTCCGAAAGCGTCAGCTACAAATTTGACCGATATAAAGGCAATCCGGTTCTGGAAGAACTGGTAGACATCACAGAGGAAGAAAAGATCGGGAACGATGCTGTCCGCCGGATTCTGACGGTCGACATGACCACCGGCAGTGCCATTCCGGGTTCTTCTTCTGACCCGAACAGTGCGGGGCTGGGCAGAATCTGTTCCGGATATGTCCGGGATTATGCAGTTGTTCCAAACAGCAACGGGGATTCCACGGACTGCATGACGTATTCCGGTGATTTCAAATCCAGAGGAAAGAAAACCAAGCTGGCAAAGATCAGCGTATCCGCAGATGGACAGAGTGCAACCTTTGAAGAATAAGGAGGGATTTCATGCAGGATTTTTGTACCTGGAATGTTCGGGGGTTGAATATTCCGCTGGATTTGGAAGATGCGGAAACATCGAAAAACTACCAGCAGGCAGCAGAATTGCTGAAGGCATTCGGAACACAGGAACAGCTTTCCAATGAAGCAGAACGGATTCGTGCAGATTGTGCCGTCATCCGTTCTTTTTTTGCTGCCGTGTTGGGAGAAGCGACCACAGATTCCCTCTTTCGGGAAATTCCGGACAACCGCCGGATGTATCTGGATATTTTTGAAGAATTTCTGGCGTTTGTTTATCGGCAGACGCTGGCAGCCGCCCAGCGAATGACCACCATCATTCAGCAGTACGCACCGAGGGATTCCAATGAATCTGCTGTATGATGCGTTTCCGGAAACGGTGCAGGTGGATGGCGTTTCGTATGCTGTCTATACCGATTTTCGGAACTGGCTGCGGTTCTTTGATATGATGGCAGATGATGCATACACAACAACAGAAAAGGTTTTGACAAGCATGCGGTGGTTTCGGAAAGAGCCACCGCCAAACTTGATCGGTGCATATGAAGCCCTGCTGCAATTTGCAAGCCGGACAGATGTTCCGGGAGAAGAACAGGAATCGGAGAACAGCCATCTGCCGCAAAAGCCCTGCTTTTCCTGGTCGTTTGACAGTGCCTATGTGTTAGGAGCGTTTCAGCAGTGTTACCAGTGGAATTTGCGGACAATTCCCTTTTTGCACTGGTATCATTTTTTGGCATTGTTTGAGGCTCTGCCGGATGATACGCCACTGAAAAAACGCATCGGCTACCGCAGCATCAATACCGCATCTATCAAAGATAAAACGCAACGTATGGAACTGGAAAAGCTGCAACGCAGGATTGCCATTCCATGTGATCCCCTGTCGGCGGAACAGGTTGGAGCATTTTTCTGATTAGGAGGGAAACAGTATGCCACAGGCAGATGGCAGTTTATTATTTGATTCAAAATTGGACTTAGCAGGATTTGAAGTCGGCGTAAATATGGCATCGGATATCGTTTCCGGTATCGGGGAAAAGCTGAAAGGGCTTGCTTCTTCTGTTCTGCAAACCGGTATGGATTTTACTGCATCCATGTCCGAAGTACAGGCGTTATCTGGAGCAACCGGAAAAGAACTGGAAGCCCTGACAGAAACAGCAAAAGAATACGGTGCCAGCACGCAATTCACAGCCTCGGAATCCGCACAGGCACTGAAATATATGGCGTTGGCTGGATGGGATACCCAGCAAATGACCGCCGGACTGCCGGGTATTTTGAGCTTGGCAGCCTCTTCCGGCATGGAACTGGCACAAGCCAGCGACATCGTAACCGACTATCTTTCCGCCTTTGGCATGGAAGCAGAACAATCCGCCTATATGGCGGATTTGCTGTCTTATGCACAGGCAAACAGCAACACCACAGTAGAACAGCTTTCCGGTGCTTACAAGAACTGTGCTGCCAATATGCACGCTGCCGGACAATCTGTAGAAACGACAACGGCTCTGCTTGCAATGATGGCAAATCAGGGTTTTAAAGGAGAAGAAGCCGGTACAGCCTTGTCAGCAGTGGTACGGGATTTGTCGGATAAAATGCAGCTGGCAGACAGTAAAATGATGCAGAGCAACCAGTCCCTGAAAGGCACGGCGGACTATATCGAAAATCTGTCTGACCTGCAGGGGCAATATGTTGTGACTGTTGGAAATACTGCGGTTGCTGTTTCGGATGCAAACGGCAATTATCGGCAATTGACAGACATCTTGAAAGACATGGAAAAGGCAACCGGTACCATGTCAGAAACAGAACGAACAGCCGCCTTGCAAAGCACACTGACTGCGGACAGTATCAAAGGGGTCAACGTCATGCTGAATGCCGGTGTGCAGAATGCAGAAGATTTTGCGGTTGCACTGCAAAACTCGACCGGAACCGCAGAAGCTTCAGCGGAAACCATGCAGGACAATATCAAAGGAGACCTTGCCAGTCTCTCTTCTGCCTTTGAAGGGTTGCAGTTAAATGTCTTTGACGAGATGAAAGCCCCCATTCGGGAAGTTCTGCAAACATTGACCGAAACGCTGCAGGACAGCAGAACGCAAAAAGCAGCAAGTGATTTGGGCAAAGTGCTGGCGGATATGGCGAAAGCACTGGCAAATCATCTGCCGGATGCAATCTCGCTGGTTTCTGACCTTGTAAAGAAACTGTGGGATAACAAAGGGGTAATTGCTGGAATCACTGCCGTAGTTGCAGCAGGAAAAGGGATCTCCACAGCCACTACTTCTGTAAAATTACTGGGAACAGGTCTTTCCAATGTGGTGAAATTCGCAGGCGGTTCTTCTCAGGCATTGAATGGCATCTCTGCTGCAATGCGTGGACTCAATGTTGCAGGCATTCTTGCAACGGTTGTTTCTGGACTGATCACCATAAAAAAGGTGCATGAAGAAACAACCCGGAAAATGTACGATGACATTTATGAAGTTTCTGACGCTGTGAAAAAAGCAACCGAAGCAGCAGAACAAAGTATTGATGATTTTCATGAGCGGATGCAGGAAAATCAAACGGAATTGCTGGATACCGATTCCGAACTGGAACGCATACAGGAACTCAAACAAAAGCTGGAAGAATTGGTTAATTCAGATGGCACGGTAAAAACTGGTCACGAAGAAGAAGTAAAGGGTATTTTGGAGCAAATCAATGCGTATGCCGGCACTTCCTATGATGTTCTGGACGGCGTTCTTACAAAAAATGGAGAGGTTATCACCGATTTCAAAAAGACATCCGCTGAATTGGACACGCTGATTGAAAAACAGCATGCACAGGCAGTTTTAAGTTCCTTTGAAGACGATTACACCCAGGCACTGCAAGACCAGACGGAAAAAACACAGGAACTTGCCAGAGCCAGAAAAGAATACAACGATGCCTTGCTTACATACAACACCATGCAGGCAGAAAACGATCAGGCAAATGCGATGCATATGAATGCCCCCTATGATGCAACAGAAATGGCAGAGGCAAAAAAAGATTTAGAGGAACATGCAGAAGCAGTTCGGACTTTGACGCAGGATTTTAGCAACTGCACGACAATGATTGAAAACTATGAAGCAGCATTTGCAGGGGTAAAAAACGGTGATTACAGCCAATTAGAAACGCTGCGGCAGATGGCAGAAGAACCCATTCAGACAGCGGAAACAGCAGCAAGCATTGATGATTTGAAAGCACAGTATCAGGATTTATCTGGTGTCTATGAAGAAATGCTGCAAATGAAAGCGGAAGGATTTTCCATTGATGATGACGCTTTGCAGGCAACCAAAGCGAAATTATCCGCTGCTATCATCGAATTGGGCAAAGCGACCGGTATTGATGGCGGTGAGGTCAGCGGAGAACAATTCATGCAGGCGTTGCGAGACTCTACGCTGTCTGCATCGGAACAAGTAGAGGCAATCAAGACTTTTTTAAGAGAAGAAGGTAACAGCTGTGCAGATAATTACGCACTGGGTCTTGCAGAAAGCCTGGCAAGCACCAACAACTTCGGAATGGTCATGAACGCTGCACAGATTTTGGCAGACAGCGTTCCGAGTGTGACAAGAAATCTCTGGGGTATTCATTCGCCGTCAAAAGTTGCAAGAGGTTTATCAGAATATTGGAATGCCGGACTTGCAGAAGGCTTGCTCTCAAATGCTGGTCTGGTACAGCAAGCTGCTGCTGCTTCTGCCAATGGTGCAATTGATACAACAACAGATTTATTTTCTGACCCGATTCAGATGGACGTTGCACCAATGCTTGTTTCAAGAGCATTGGACATCATGCGTGCACAAGGTGCGGCAGCTGTTTCAGCGTATAGTCCAATTCTTCAGCAAGTATATACACCGCAAGAAAACAAATCATCCGCTGTTCCAACCGCTTCCCAGCAGCCGCAGGGTGACATCATCATTCCAATCAACATTGGCGATGAAACGCTTGAAACTGTAGTGGTCAACGCCATAACCAGAGCGAATGCAAATAGTGGGGGGTGGAGTGTATGATAACAATTTCCAGAGAACCATTCCCACATGCTGCCTACCTTCGAGTGATCGGCATTCGGGTGGATGCGTATGAAAATAGTGCCAACACATGGGCGACACTGGATGATTTGGGAACAATCACGAAAATTGGAACGGATACCATCGTTGAAAAAAACAACCATGATGTACTGGTTTTTCGGAAGGACGGAACAATTCGACTAGACCGGAATGGACATCCTGCGGACAGAAAGGGAAACGGAATCATTGAAGGCTGCTCTGTGCAGTGCACACCGCAGGGAGATGGCTCTTATCTGGGCGAAAACGGCAATATTTACACCAAAGATGATACCATCCCTGGAACTTGTACCGATCAGAACGGCGGTACATTTGTATGGAATGAGGATGTGGATGGCAAGATCCGCATCTGGACGATTTATTATGATAATTCGTTGATGCGGAATCTGTTGCAGTTCGATGTGTCCTATGCGGAAACTGTCAGCACTTATGAAAACGAGAGCGGTCAGACCATTACCTATCCAGTCCGCATTGGAAAAAGAAAGATTGATTTAAAAATCGAAACCGATCTACAAAGCTTGATCATGCTGAAAGACTATTTTTCGCAGCCGGAGTGCTTTTTCTTCTATCGCAGCACGACAGATATTGAAGAACAACATGGAACATTTCGCAAAACCAGTGAGATTCAGATTCAGACGATTGCAAATGAAAGCAATTTTCGCAACTCACACTGGTTTGATGATGCATCCTATTTTTATGATGTTGATTCAGAACATGGCGATTATTTGCAGCGGCTCTATGATTTTTACAAAGGAAATGATTATCACACGGGAGCGTATGAGTTTTCCGTTAGCTTAGAGGAGGTGTAAACCATGGTGATTTACGAGCATGTAAAGGGCATTCTCTCTGTTCCCTGCTATCTGGATAATGGTGATTATGCCGAATATACAACGGACATTGCTTTTACCGATTCTGATATTATCCGGAATAGCTGTTCCATCAAATCCTCTGCCTGTGACAGCAGCACCTTTTCCCTTGGCAGTGTCCGCCCGGCGGAACTGTCCATTCAGCTGCACTTAGAGCAAGACGGCATCAATGCATATAACCTGTATGGTGCAAAAATCATTCTGTACAGCTGCTATCAAAAAGAGCCTAAGCCGTCAGATTGGATTTTCCGTGGAATGTTCTGGGTGACATCTGTATCCCGTAAAAAAACGCTGTACACGCTTCGGGCATCGGATGCCTTGGTATGGCTAAATAATAATTCCATTTCGTCCGGTTCTGGAAAAGTTGATGACGATGAAAGCGAAGTATCCAAAAAGCTGCGAGAAAAGCTGGAAGGCTATGAAGGAGAAGCCGGCGGCGGCGGCGTTTATTCTCTGCATGAAATTGTCACCAATGTTGTCACATGGACAAATGACATTCTGCAAAATATGATTGCAGAAAAGCCACTTGCTTATGAACATATCAATTCTATCCCGAATGATAATCCAAAACTGGGAAATTCCTACAGCGGTTATACACTGATGCGAAAATCAGAAGAAGGAGAATCCAGAAATACCCGATACAGTGCTATTGATTATATCTCTGCCCTTGCAAAGCCGGCTTGTTCCTTTGTTTGTATGCGAAATGACCAGTATCAGAACAATGATTCACAAGTGCCTTTTTCTCTTGTCCCATTTGGCTTTTTTAAAGACAAAATACCTGTTCCGTTTTCTTCCATTGCAAGAGATAGCTGTGATGTGGCATCGTATAACATCTATATTCAAAAGGTCTATTTTAAAACCTATGATGATACTGGATGGACAAATGCAAGGGAATACAAGCCAATGCTGGGAAATGCAGAAATCGACCTGTCCAGCAATTGCTTTTTTGATGGAAGAAGAATGGAAACGGTTTTGAATTATCAAGAAGACTTTCCGGACACAAACGACAAAAACGAATATCCGATTGTGGAAGCAGCAGCAAATTATCTGTTTCACAATGTGCTGCTGAAACCGTTTCAGCTAAAATGCTATCTGAAATTTGATGACATGGAACACTTCCCTAAGTTGGGGCAGCGAATTGAAATCGAATATCAGCCCGGGAAATGGGCGGAAAGCACCATTACAAACATGACCTGGAAGTTCCGTGGTGGATGGGAGTTTTCCTGCACTGGGAAAGATACCAGAGTGCTGGCACAGGCTGCAAAGCGGTCGCTGGCGTTCAATGCAGAAAACGCATCAAAACGTCATGCGGACATCGCAGCAGCAAAGGCGAAAGAGGTAGCGTTGAAAGCGGCAAATGATGCTAATGATAACGCAAGTTCAGCACATGACAGTATTAACATAACTGACGGAAATTTAAGAAATACAGACAGAATTGCACGAAGAAATATGGAAGCGATTAGCAATGCGTTTTTGTCGTTAGGTGTAAGCCTTTCATATGAGTATGTACCAGAGGAGTGATACCATGCTAACAGCAAATCAAAAATACATCGACACGGCGAATATCAAACACCTGCTCAGTGCCGGCGAAAAAAACGCCGATAAAATCCAGATTGCCGTTGACCGGTACTACCACCAGACGGATTTATCTGACTGCCTGTTTACGCTGCGAGCCGTCAACAGCGGCGGTGGTCTCGTTATGCAGAACCTGGAAAAAGAGGTCACAGAAAGCCAAATCATCCTTACGTGGACGATAACAGAAGACTTTACAGCGGTGTCCGGCGAGCTGCTGCCGGAAATTGTTGGACAAAAAGAGGATACCGTTGTTATCAAGTACGAAATGACCCCAATGGTCGTCCGTAACTCTATTTTGGAGCAGTACCACGGCGGTATTGATGCAATTGACAAGGCTTTGCGTGAGATGCAGTCCATTCTCTCACAAGCAGAGCAGTTGATTGCAAAAATGCCGATTATCAAAGGCGGAACATGGTGGCTGTACGATATTGCTACAGGCGATTATGTGGATTCTGGGTATCCGGCACAGGGTGACAAGGGCGATACTGGGGAGACAGGAGCAACCGGTGAAAAAGGTGACCCTGGCGAGCCTGGAACGCCTGGAAAAGACGGGACGGACGGAATCAACGGGAAAGACGGTGCAGACGGTTATTCCCCGATCGCCACAGTTGCCGAAACAGACACTGGAGCAACCATTACAATCACCGACAAAAACGGCACGACCACAGCGACTGTGAAAAATGGTGCAAGCAGTGATTCTGCGATTTGGGGCGATTACACACCGGGATGTGAAGAGGGTGAATCAGCGAAATACTGCACCGCAAAGCTGGTTACAGTAACGGGTAAGCAAACATGGCAGGTATTGCCGTCCATCAGCACAGTATCTCACAACGCTCTGGATATTGTACCGGACGGGTTGTTTGTGCTGGATTTGTCGCCGGATGTAGATTCACTCAAAGCATCTGCACACACGCATGATAACAAAGATTTTCTGGATGGTATTGAAACTTATCTGCATAGCACGTACTCGAAAGTAACGGCAGAACGAGAGGCAGCGGACAACAGCCTTGCAACCAGTATCAAAGCTTTAGAGGACAGCATCGGCGATATATCCACAGCCCTTGCAACGATGGTGGAGGTGTAACATGGCAACAATTGCAGAACAGCTTGCAAAGCTGAACAGTCTGAAAACACAGCTTGCAAAGAATCTCAACGCAAAAGGTGTGACGGCAATAGCCACAGAAAAATTTAATACACTCGTGCCGAAAGTTTTGGAGATTTCCAGCGGCGAAACTCCGACCACAACCGTGTTATATGACGCAACCCATCGGGACAAGGTATCTTTGCTTTACAACGGTACGATTTACAGCGTGGCAGATTTTACAGCGATTTACGCTGATTTTTGCAGTGAAAAAAATAGCTATGCCTTGAACTATGGAACATCTATTTTCGGATGGGATTATAGCTGCTATACCTGTTGCACACTGCCGATCAGCGTGACAGCATCCACGCAAATTGCAATCCGGTTTCTTTCTGGAAGCACGGAAGTTGGCATTTTACGCTTAGTACAATCCGACACCGGAATGGCTGCGGATATTCTCGCCAAAGCACAGACGGAGGGCAGTTATATTGACTTGCCTTTACAGTGGCTGTACAGTGCGGACTACATCACAACGCTGACACCCTGCGAGGGCGTAACCACTGGCACATACTATTTGGTGTGGGTTGGTCGGAGTAATAACAGCCATCCGCTGATTCAGTCAATTACAATTTTGTAAAGGAGGAAACACAATGAATATTATTGAGGCAATGGAACAGCTGAAAGCAGGAAAAGCCATCCAAAGAACAGGCTGGGGCAACGCAAAAATTCAGGCAGTACAGCTGGAAAATGGACAGTATCAGATTTTTGCATCTGGTGACCTAACGCCGGAAATGCTTGTTTTGCTTTCCGGTGATTATGAAACGAAGGAGGAAGAATCGGTATGAGAAATTGGAAACTTTGGGCGAAAGCAGCAGCTGTTCGAGCAGTCAAAACCATGGCACAAACCGCCGTGGCAACGATTGGCGTAGCTGCCGTGATGCAAGATGTCAACTGGATCGCCGTGGGCAGTGCGGCTCTGCTGGCTGGGGTGTTGTCCGTTTTGACCAGCGTTGCTGGACTGCCAGAAGTCGAATAAGGAGTGCAATATGGCAATTCTTACATACAAATTTGATGACCAAACACAGCTTTCCCCGCATTTCAATGCACGTGAATTCCGGTGTCAGTGTGGAAAAACTCATGAAACTTTGATTGCATCTAAACTGGTCGACAAGCTGGAAGCCCTCTATACCGCCCTAAACTGTAGCAAAATCATTGTGACAAGCGGTTATCGTTGCCCAGAACACGATAAGGCTGTAGGCGGTACAAGCAGCGGTCAGCATACCAAGGGCACTGCTGCGGATGTCTGCTGCTACAGGCAGGATGGTCAGCCAATCAGCAGCAAAACGGTATGCTGTAAGGCTCAGGATTTAGGCTTTACTGGCATCGCTAACATCACAAGTAGTTATCAGTACACACATTTGGACGTGCGGACGTCCGGAAAATGGTATGGTGACGAAGTGTATGGAAACGGAACTGTAACAGATGATTTTTACAAGTATTTTGGCATGGAAAAGTCAGAGCCTGAAACAAAAAATCTCTTAAAAGGGATTGACGTATCCTATGCACAGGGCGTGATTGATTGGGAAAAAGTAAAAGCATCTGGGTTGGTAGATTTTGCGATTCTGCGGGCAGGCTATGGCAAAGAAACTTCTCAGATTGATGACCAATTCAGTCTAAACTATACAGCCTGCAAACAGCTGGGTATTCCGGTCGGTGCTTATTGGTATAGTTATGCCACTACTGTCGCCGAAGCGGAGCAGGAAGCAAACGTCTGCCTGCAAATAATTCAGGGGAAACAGTTTGAATA